GTTGTTTACTGTGAGAATAGGTATCTCAAAGGTTCCGCCATGCGGATAGCGTATCAGCGCCACCTGCTCGCCGTTCCTGAAATTCGGGGCATACACCTCGTTGTCTTTCATTGACGGGACTGGCAGTATCACCTGATATTGCTGCCGTGGGAGCGCTGCCGCCTTGAGATGGACAGCCGCAGCGTCGCAATCGTCCGAAAACGACTTCAGCAGAGCTTTCTTGACAGTCGGATTATTCAGCGAGCATATCTCATCAAACTCTGCCTGCTTGTCCGAAGCCGCAAGGTCAAGCTGCTTTCTTATCAGCGACATATTCTGCTTTGAAAGGAACTGGCTCGGCAGATTGTCCGCCCATTCTCCCCAGTCTCCCTCGCTTCCTCGCTTGTTAATAAGCGACAGCTTCTTGTTTCCGTCCTTGTCGTAGTAATAACTCTGACCGCCGCCCTTAGAGCCAGTATCCGGGTCGTCAACACCCTCTTTGATAAGGGAGCCAAAGGGGTTGTCCGGGTCATTCTTTATCGGCTTCAGAACGGTGTTGCTCTTGTCGCCGCAAAGCGGAGTCCCTTTCTTCTTGTTGGTGTTGAATATCATGTCAACGCCGTCCGGCATATCATCGCTGTATACTGCCATGCCCTTGACATAGTGTGTTCCGTCCACGAGTATGCGCACCTGTGCATATCTCGACTCCCCAAGCGACAGATCGGAGACATTCCTGCGTATCTCTACAAGACCGTCCCTGTCAACGCCGCCGTCCTCCGCGTAGCGTACCTTGATACGGCTGGAGTCCATGCTTGCCGGATAGACCCATTTCTTGTCGAACGTGTCCCCACCGTCATGTGAAACGTAGTTGTCTATGTAATGAATATTCTCGAAGTTGTAAATATCCTTGTGTTCCGTCCCCGGAGGGCAGACCACTTTAAGGGTCGTGAACTTTCCAGCATTCGTCGCCTGCGGAACGCGCCCGCCGTAGACATTGTAACCCTCCAGTTCAAGCATATAGAGTGCTTCCTTGAGTTTCTCCTGCGAAACTCCAAGAGTTCTCTCCACCCCCGAGCCAACGTCTATCATTCCCTTTTCAGCTATCTGCTTTTTAAGGAATTCAGCAGTAGACTTAGCCTGCTTCATCTTCGCTTCAGAGTTTGTGTTGAGAAGTGACCGCACTGAGCTGTCATTAGAGTATCCCATCTTCTCAGCTATCTGTGCAAACGAAAGTCCCCTGTCTCGCAGTGACTTTGCCTCTGCGACCTTAAGTGCGCGCTGTTCATCGGAAGCAACAGATTTCTGCGCCCGAAGTTCGGTAGTAGACATACCGAACGAATCAGCTATCTGCTTTTCAGTAAGCCCCGCCGCCTTAAGTTCGTTCACTCTTGAAAGGAAATCGCCGCTGTGCTGGTACGGATCTTCGCCCGAACCCCACGGATACCGCCCGGAGCGCCTTGGCATTCCATAGTGTATCAGAATATCATCGTTCTGTTCCATTGCTTAACACTCCTGTTCTCTGAGTTTACTTATGACCTTGTCGAAAGCGGTTATCTTGTCCATTATTGAAAGAATACATTCCGATTCAGGAACAGAGATAAGAACATCGTCGTTCTGATAGATACGCAGTTCCATCGAAATATCCATCGGCTTTACCCGGTATTCAAGACAGAACAGCGCCGCATATATTTCGAGCTGCTCCATATGTGCCGGAACAACACCGGTCTTAAGGTCATGAATACGCAGAAAATTGTTCCGGAAAGAAATAGCGTCCGCCGTGCCGAAACAGTTTTCCGAGTAGTAAAGCACCTGCTCCGGAGTCATTTTGAAGCCCACAGCGTCGTTGACATAGGAGTTAAGCGTCTGGTGCGACCTAGGTAGCTTCTGACCCAGCCTTATGCACTGAGCCGCGAACTCGTGGAGTGTAGTCCCGCGCGCGACCGCCTGAGCCTTGATAAACGTGTCAGCGACTTTTGCCTCGTCGTAGTTTATCCAGTGATATTTGCTTGCACCAAGAAACGCGTGCTGACCAGCAAGTCTTGAATGATCGTTAAAGGTCATCACGCGCCTCCCCTCTGCAAGCACGGCTGTAATTGCCGAATGACTCTGCGGATTTCTTAGTCGTTTTACTAAACGCCGCCAACGCCCCCCGAGTTATTATCAGAGCCATGACCACCGAGAAAATATTGTTTTTCATATGGTTCATTTTAGCCCTCCTTTCAATGTAAAAATAAAACCCTCAAGGTGTTCCTGCTACCTTAAGGGTTCTGTGTCAGTATTTTTTGTTGATGCTCCGTATGGCAAAACGACTGTCAGATGCAACAGTTTCATCAGCAGCTTGTCCATTCTTTCCGAGCGTTCACGTTGACTTTCTAGGGCATTGATATCAACGCCAAGCATTTCACGATAAGTTTCAACCTGTTTTATAAGGGTTTGATTCTCTTTTTCAAGACTGCTGTTCTTATGGTTTTATCACTTTCCCCGATTTTGGAACGTCCACATTTCTAGGTACAAGCTAATTAAAGCGTAGCGTATCCTTAAAGTCTGTACCCGGTCATGAATTCATAAAGCTCACCGAGCACCTTATCAACATTCTCAGGAAATACGAACCGTGAAAAGGACATCATGTCCATAACGCCGACATAGTAGTCCTGATTAGGCCGATGGTGGGCAGAGGAAGAACGTTTGCATTCAAGTGAAGCCCACCGCCCACCGAATAATATCAGCAGATCGGGAATTCCCTGAACCTGATCCATCTTGAATACAAAGCACCCCGGCAGGAGTGCCTTAATACGCTTTATAAGCCTGTCCTGAAACCCGCTCTCCAGCCGAGCACTCCGAGCCATGATGTTTTCGTCCTTTCTCAGAAAAATAAAAAGCCCCTGCGATTTTTTACGATCGCAAAGGCATAAAAGAGCAGTTTCTACTCTCTCTTCATAAAAGTCCATGTATTTTTCGCGTGCCTAAAATAGGCAAACGATACATTTTACGTGCAAGCATATAAATGGTAATCACGGCAATGCATCCACCCATTATATATGCCAATGTCAAGCCATGCCAGATGTCATGTACGGCTAACGCCGCATGTTACAGTAAAAGAATGCTGCTCAAAAATCAGCTGAACTGAGACATAATATTTGCCATCCTCAGTCTTAGCCTCAAATTTATTGTTGCTATCGGTGTAAATATCAAACTTCACATCCGTAAAAGTCTTCTTGCACTCGTCAACATATTTCTCATAATCGCCGTCCTCGTACCCGTCCACCGTAAAGCAGTACAATTTCGCGCCATCACTTATAACGTTAAACGTTGCACCCTCGAATATAGCCGAAGCGTCCGGCAGCATATCCGCCAGAGAAACCGAAGCTTCATTACTTCTCTCATCAGTGATATCTCCAACAGAAGCACCATCAGCAGCATTGGACTCAGAAGCGCCGGAACCAGAAACAACGTCAGTTACGCTGCTAGATGTGTTATTTCCCCCTGAACACCCTGCACACAACAAAACAGTACCCAAAGCCAACACAATAGCCATTTTTCTCATAAATAAAATCCTCCAAATCAAAAAAATCAGTTGCCTTAGATATCTTCTGTGAAAAAAATCCCTCCGGAGATTTTTTGAAGACCGCCGCGATAGGGCATGGGGTGTAAGTTTATTGCCTCCCCCTATACCCTTTGACGCGCTCAGCGTGTCTTGACTAATTATAGCAAGAACATTTGTGATTGTCAATACTTATTTGTGTCATTTTTAGCCCACTTTCCCATATTAAGCGAGAATATTTATAATTAATATTACATTTTTTTATCGCATTACTTACAAACAAAAGTGGGCAAATGGGCAATAAACAGCAAAAACGCGTATTTCATATGCAATTTCTAGCAAAAACCAAGAGGCGTTGACCTCTTGGCGTAGAATTAGTCGTACTTATTTCCGGTACGCTTATCGACCAGCGTTATGCGTCCTTCAAGCTCAAATCCCGCGAGTTCGCAAGACATGAAGATTACCTTTAACAGCTTATGCAAACGATACTCTTCGGAAGAAAGTTTCCGAATTACCGCAGAAGCAGTAGGGTCTGGATACCCGTGTTCGTTGTGGTTGCCATCATTCCGATCACCGAGAAATGCCATCAGTTCTCACCTCCGTTGTAATAAGCTCCGGATAGGGAAGTGTGCCTATCCAGTCACAGAATTCATGCCACTCGTCAAGCTTGTGGTTCTTTCTCTGTCGAAAGATGTTGCTCAGAGTTTCATAAGTAAGAAAAACTGTCCTGCGCTGATTATATGACGACGGCAAGAGTTGGATCATCTGCCACCAGTGTGTTTCCGAGTGAGTTTCAAGATAAAGCTCGCGGTAGTGGTTAAGTACAGGTATAACATATTTTTCAAGCATTTCGGCACCGGAGCAGTTTCTATGAGCTTCCTTATCACGCCACGGATTATCTTTTGTCAGATGTTCATGAGAGAAGTCGGATAAGACAAACGGCTTACTTGCAATACGGTGCATTGTAGAGCATGAATTGCTCACCCTGCCTATCTGGTAAGTGTCGAACTGCTTCCACCAATACAAAGGAGCATTTATCGTTACCCAGACCGGCATCATTCTCCTATATTTAGCGTGCTCCGGCGGCAGAGAAGCAAGATTCTTCATTAAGACAAGGTCATTGTCTCCCATAACGAACTCGTCGCATCCACTGACCGTATAATGCCCTACACAGCGGCTGTCAGACTTACCCCAGCTATTCATTGGATTGCGCATGCCCTCTATAACGACCTTGTACTGCCGCGGTGACATGGTTACAGTTTCTATGATTTCAAGCATTCTTATTCCTCCAAAAAGAAAAGGACCGTTGCAGTTACGGTCCTCACTTAATAATATGACTTTATCGAATTTTAGATTACTTTTTTAACGGATGCAAGCGTTTTCCTGACATAAATATCACACTGTTTTTTGCATTCAGGATACTGTCTGCATCCGCACATATTGCACATCACCTCTTCACGTCCAAGGTCAGAAATCTCCTGATACTCCTGTCGGCATTCAAGCTTCCATGTTCCGTCTTTCTGTTTAACAGGCTCTGCAACATCAACTTTAATTTTCACACAACCACCTCCTTGACGCATCAATGGGTATCTTTGAACCTATTATATCACAGATAAAACAAAAAGTAAAGGGCTTGTTACAGCCCCTTACCCTGTCATAGACAGCTTGTGCTATGAAATCATGCACGCATACCGCATTTTCAGCTCGGCATAAAGCGCATCATCAATGTCGACCCATATATGAAATACGATATGTCCTTTTTTATTGAATGTTGTGCTGAACCTACCGTTTAATCCATATGAACTCAACAGCCGTATGCACTCGCCAAGCTGACGATTGCTGGTAGCAATAAATTCTTTCATAGATTTTACCTCCTTTCCATAATAGCCGTTGCTATTTGTGCGTGTTTACAAACCTCCCGATATTGAAGTCGCGTTTTGCTTTCAGGGCGCGGGATATTGAAACATCTATTGAGGCATGAGATTTCAGATGGTAGTAGTACAAATCCGAAAACGGCGTGTTCAGGCGGTCTATTCGTCCGCTTGCCTGTTCCATGACCTTGTAGCTGTAATTCTGTGAGTAGAATATCACGGTATCAGTTTTTATACAGTTCCATCCCTCGCAGCCAGCAGTATACTGAACCAGATATGCCCATGCGTCACCGTCAGGCACCGGCTGATGCTTGTGTCCATTCCACTCTGACACGACTGTTCCTTCCATATAAGGCAAATGCTTGAGAATATTCAACTCGTAATCAAAGCCGTAAAAAATGATAGCCTTAGGGTGATCTGCCAGTATATCCATCACGGCTCTTGACCGGGACTCATCAGAATTCACAAGCCGTCTGAGGGCATAACACAATTCACCGCCCGTTTCAAGCGGTCTTTCGTCCCAGATGTTCCACCTGTCACGAAGAATCCTTTTATAGTCAGCTGGGTCATAGTCTGTGTAAATCTCAACATGATGAGGAGTTGTCTTTCTCTGAAAATCCATATCAACCAGAATTGAGTTTCTCAGCCGTATCAATCGTCCTGTATTTATATACCGATCAACCTTTGGAAATTTGACGTGGTGATCCCAAACAATATGCTCGCTGTTAAACTGTGTTCTGTTCTTGTAGAAGCCATTTGCGATAAAGACTGGAATGTAATCCTGCCACGAATCGCCGGGCGTTGCAGACAGCAATATCCAGTCATTATTCTTTGTGATCTTTAGGAACGACTTTACCCACTCGCCATGACCGACAACGCGCTGCTCATCGAATATAAAGAACGAGTTTTGCTTGTCCTTATATTTTCCTATGTTGTTCCAGGAATCTATAATAACCCGGTGCTGATACAGACCCACACTCCTGTCCGGAGAAATGAGGAAGGGCGCGCATTCGCCCTCCCATTCCAGTGTGTCGCGCTTCCGCGCTGTTGTAATTATTATCAGATCCTGCGGCGGATCAGACATGGGATAATATTCATCACCAAGTTCTCCGCCGTTTTTTATGAAGTAATAAGCAAGCGCTGTGCGTGATTTTCCAGAGCCTACCCCTCCGCACAGAATGCAGCCGTTCTTCATTCTGCGAACTGCGTCGAGCTGATAGTCATAAAGCTGCATTACAGAACGTCCCTGTCGGCAAATCTGTCTACACGCTGAGTGATGCGTATAACATTGAGCCACGCGCTTATCCCAGCGGCGCCGTTCTTTTCCCATCTGAAAGGTCTGACGTCAAGGTCAGCCTTTATAATGTCAATGTTATCAAGCATTCCATAGCACTCACGGCTGAGGAGATTGCTGCGCCCGTTCGAATCAAGGTAGATACGCAGATTGTCGCTGTCCAGCTTGAACTTTACTTTAAGGAATCTGAACGGTTCTTCGCCTTCCTCGCGCGGAGGACGAATGACAACATTCCACCCTCTGTGATTAAGCTCCTCCGCTGTCTTCTCATCAGGGATCACGACCGCAAAGTCACCCTCGCCCTCCTTGCAGTATTTCCCGCGGGTACCGGAAAAGTTCCTGAAAACCAGTCTTGCATCATCGATCTGTAAAATGCCTTCCGGCGCAAAAGTTATATTCATAGTGTTTTCCTCCTTGATCAGAACGGATACACGTCATATCCGAGCTTGCAGTCAATGTCATTATTGTTTTGTGTGAAATTCGGGCATCCGGTGCACTTATCCCTTCCGCAGGGCATTCCGTGGGGAACGGTATCTGCTGGCGGCCAGTCTGGTTCTGCATTAGTGACGGAATCGTCTGAGAGGAACTGTTCCAGATCTCCGTATGAACTTATGGTTTCAGCAGCCCTGTTCACCAGATTATCATAGTAGCTTCTGTCGATGTCGTTTTCCCTGCCTAGCTGTTTTACCATTTCTGACTCAAGCCAGCGATATCCTTTTGATCCGCCAACCGCAGAATATTTGCCGTCACTCTCACGCAGAAGAACGCCTCCGCCGCATCCCGGCTTGATCGGACAGAACTGTCCGACTTTACCGACAAAGTGGTACCTATGCCCTTCACTAATAAGACTTGCGAGTTTATCTATTCGTGCACATTCTGATTCCATAGACTCTTTTAGCCTGCTCGTGTCATTTACCTGCTTCCACAGTTTTTCCTGCTCAGCCTCCAGAGCCGAAACATCCGGCAAATTCTCGTTCATGTCAAGATATATAGAACCGCTTACGGATTTAGTCTCACACATATCATCAAAGATGATATCTTCCTTAGTGAACAGCTTTTTGAAGACATACGGAACCTGAAACTGAGCACCGGTTGCAGTCCATTCTACCGGGTGCTTCTTGTTTCCTTTGCATATATCTTTTTCGCTGCTAACATATGTTTCGCCATAAAGAGAATTGCAGTGTTCTACGCCAGCATATTTTGCAATATACACCGCATCATTGACAAGGCACATACGCTCATATGTAGTTTCGTGCTCAAAGTTATAGCCGTATGCTCTGCCATACTCCTGTACAAAAGCAATTATTTCTGGCGTCGCGTTGGGTATCTTGATACTATCCGTCTTGATATGCGCTGCTACGAACCCGCGCGCCTCTACCTCATGCTTGAGGTTTACCATGAACAGCGCACCGCGCTTTGCAACGATGTTGTCAACATTGCGTGGATCACGGAACGGGTTATCAAACTTCGCAGCTGTGAGTCCGTAAACCGAATTGATAGCGATTTTAAGTGCCTGTGCAAGGTCATCGGCGGACGCTTCGTCTTTCAGATATTTCGCAAGAACTCCTCCCAGCATGGACCGCGCCTTGTCGAACTCCTTATGCTTTATCGCAATGCGAGCGTTCAGAATATCCTTGAAACGCGATGTGTATTCATCACCGAACAAATTCTCCGCTACCACGCTTGACGGATGCATTGAAGCAATGTCCAGCAGCGCGACGTCACCGTATATTCCCGGCTTAGCCCATACATATCCGCCTTCTCCGACCTGCTCTCCACGATAAGTAGATACACCGCGCTCAAAGGTATACCCTGGAAAATGTGGGCGCCCCTGCTTGTCGAAAACTGTATAAGGGTCTGTCCACGAGAATTTATGGGTAACTTCTCCCTCCGGAACATCATCACCGAGGAAGCGGTAGTTGAATTTATTCTGCGGATCACGATTATTTCCGAATATGATACGGGTGGTAAGCGAATTGGTAGTGTCGTTTACAGTCATTCCCGCAATATCTGCCAGAACCTGCCTTGCTATGAAATCAGCCTTTCTGTCATTGAAAACTGCTTCTGTCGCAAGAACATCGTTGTCACAGTACTCGGCGACCTTATCCCACATATCTTCGGGAACGGCCTTGTCCCACGGAAGTCCCAGCTCCTGATGATGTATTCCAAGCTCGATCTCGAACTTTTTCAGGGACTGTTTCTTACTGGAAAAGTCATACACATCGGTGTATGATATGTTGTAAGCTTCTCCAAAGAATCCTTTGCCCTCAGTTATAATCTTCTGAGAAAGCTGGTAAAGCTGCTCGTTGTCATACCCCATAAGCCTTGCATAAACAAGATGATTGTCGTACCGTCTGTTATTAAAGCCAACAAGCCTAAAACGGAGCAGTTCTTCAACATCAGCAGGTTTGGGGTTTATCATACGGACGACCTTATTTCCGTCACCTGCTTTTTTCCAATTTATCAGGAATAGATTAGGGAACACCTCAATATCAAAGAATATCAGAGGTGTGCTTTCGTCTGAACAATCTGATGACAAAGATGGCTCATCGGATTTGAAGTGCATTTTAGCAACGAGTTTCAGACAGTAATCTGCATGATTTGTGCTTTGGGCAGCAAATGCAAGCACGTCATTTTGCAGGTCAGAAACATCATACCCTTTGCCGCTGCCGTACATCTCTTCTAGTTCCTTATAGATGAAATCAACGCTGGGCTTTGTGCCCGGATGATACTCTTTATTGAGGTTTCGTTTTATGAACGTGCGAAGCGCTCGTTCACTATTCAATCCTTTGAAATTGACCAAGTTCTTCTCTCCTTTCACTGGCAGCCCGGAACCTATCTCAGCGATGGGCAGGCTGTTACATTCCGTCAGTTTTCTTCTGAGCGAGCTTTTGCCAGTGAATACCTTTATTTCGATATGTTCGGCAAATACCCTGCTCAGCTTTGTTACATCCCCCGTGTAATTATAATGCAGATGAATCCCGCTTCCGCTCTTGCTGTATTCAGCATAGGTAGACGGAAATTCGGAAGCTGCCTTGAGGTTCAGTTCACGGGATTTTGTTCCATCGTCCCCCTTGATATCAAGATCTATGACAATGTGGTTTTCAGGCACTTTGACATAATGCACACGACTGGTGTCGATATCACTGAGTTTGGTGGTCACATTATCCCATGGTTTAATTGGGGTGTCTTTCTCTGAGGCGTATTGCGCTGGACAGTCGCAGAAGTCCTTGTCAAAGCCCGATGCATTCTCACCAAACACCAGCCACAACGGTAAACCGGGAGGTTTTAACTCATTTGCCGAGTTCGGTTTCCCTTTTTCAAAACGATCAGCAAGAAATCCTTTATACAGACTTCTGACTCGCGTTCCATCGTCCGTGACGCTGCGTTCAATGTACTCTCGGAAATAATTCTTCAGTTCTTCCTTGAAAACACGCTGAGAATACGGATATGCGACTTTGGTGTCTTCACACCACGTTTTATAACGTTCCCACGCTGAGCGGAGGGTGGTGCTATCGTCTTTAAGAAAGCTACTATAAGCATCCAAGATATAATTGTAAAAATCGTTTGACGCTCCCATCATTTCCGTTGGAATATAGTCATCGTAGTAACACGGGTCAGCAAGATATACCTCACGACAATGATATGCAATCCCGCTCAGTTCAAACGGAATCTGCTTCATCAAAGAGTGATACTCCCCCGATGGCAGCTTGTTTCCTGATGGAGAAATATCAATGAGCCTGCGTATTAATCCGGATTTTGCGTCAGTTATCCTGACCGGCTTGTTAGTTCCCATAAACAGAAAGCATTTGAAGCTACTTGCATATGCCGACTTGAACTTTTCGTTCACGGTCATAAGTTCGTGCGAAACAAGGCTATTCAACCTGGTATTATCCTCGATATGTGACAGATCACCGTCATGCTGAATAGCCACTAGCGGATTAGACTTAAACGCCTCCAGTGCGAACGCATTGTTGGACGACCCCAGCGCCCGCGCATCGAAGACCGCATAATACCCCTCAAAGAGCTTCTGCACGATGTTCAGCACCGTGGACTTACCGGTACCAGCAGCGCCGTAAAGCACGCAGAACTTCTGTATCGTCCTGGAATCCCCGGTAACGATAGCCCCAATCGCCCATTCAAGCTTTCTGCGCTCCTCCGGAGAATATAACACCGACATAAGCCTGTCATAAGCGGAAATATCACCGGGAGCCAGCGGGTAAGGCAGCCGCTTGCTAGAGTAATCGGTTCTCTCAAACGGATCCCCCGAAAATATAATTTTCTCGTCCAGAGTGTGGAAGCAGTCTCGCATCTGTTTCTGACAGTAACGGTGCCAGCAGTCAATCATGCCGGAGTCGCTGTCCCACATATGCAGGACCCTGACGTTGCACCCCTCGAAGCGCGCGGAGTTATCTCGCAAATATCCATCGAGTTCCCGGTCGATAAGCTGGAGAGCGTCCTGCTCGTCAGTTGACCACATACCGCGGTCGCTGACCCATATTGCGTAGAAATCCCCGCCTCTGATCATAAGGTCATCGGTTTTGCGTATGATAAACTTAGGATATATCTCCACAAGATCTTTTTTCACGCTCCTTGTCGCGACCATCATGAAATCAAGCATCGCACCCACCTCCTTTCGAAAATATAAACGGAGCCACCAGAATATCAGCCGTGCTGGTCATTCGGAATATCAGCCTCCAACTGACTTACACGCTCTCTAAGTGCTGAAATATCAGCCTGCTGCTTCTCAACAGCAAGAACAAGCACCGAAAATATCAGTGCCGCTCCGCCGAGCATGACACCCTTGCGAAGTCCGGCACGGAAATTGACTCCCGCCTGCTTTTTTGCGAAGCGGGAAATATCAGCATTAACAAGGTAGTAATTGTAGTTCTTAGTCATTAGAATTCCTCCTAAAATATCAGTCCGTCAAGGTAGAAGCACATCTGGTACCAAATATCAACCCTGCGCATATCCACCCCGGGGCGCGAAATGACAAACAGCCCCCCGCGCCCGTCCTGTGAATATCTGCGGTCAAGGAAGCGCTCCAGAATATCAGCGCAGTATGCAGAATCGAAGCAAATATCAGTCTGTTCCGCCAGACCGAGCGAGCCCAGCATTTCCATGAACATACGCTCCATAAGGGGCTGAATATCAATGTCGTCGATTATCTGCTCTGCGCACCTGATGCACAGTGCGATCATCATTTCCAAGACGCTGCACGGAATATTGCCCATAGCCGCGGAAACAACATCACCAGGAATATCGTTCTCGTGACCGAAGCGATAACGAAGAGCAATGCCATCCATCTCGCGATTTTTGTCCATATCCAGAACATACCGAAATGGCGTGACGTGAAGAATATCAAGCAGCTTTGAGTATCGGTGCCTTTTATCTCCAAATATCAATGTAGACAGCCAACAGGAATACAGCCTCGGAATATCATTCAGCCTCATGAGCATTACCTCAGCCAGAAGTCTTTCTCTGATACTCGGCGAATGTGCGAGTGTCAAGAAGTATCTCGTAATCCACGCGAAGTTCGTCGTTGCGGACATAGACCGAGTCGTCCTCATATGTGCCGAAGCTTCCGAGAGCCTTGCTTCCGATGATAGTTTCCGGCGCTTTGATGACGTTATCGTCCTCGTCAGTCAGGACCTTGTCCGCCCAGTAGTTGAGCGATATCTGGTCGTAGTCCAGTTCTCCGAAGCTGTCCGGAGGAATGACATGAGCCGCCTCCGGGATATCAGCAGACTTTTCCGCCGTATCGTACCTGTTCTTTTCGATGGTCTTGTAGTATTCCATAAGGTCGTCGGGCTTGTCCGAAAACCGGGGCTTCTGAATATCCTCGGAACCCTCCTTCGGCTCTTCCGGAATATCAGCCTTAGCACGGTAAGCCTCCTTAACTGATTCGACCTCTTCCCTCAGAAGCTCCTCGTGCTTTTTCCTCATGAGAATATAAGTCCCCGCAGCGCCAACAGCTGCACCAAGACAGAATATCAACAGATTCTTCATCTTTCGTTCCTCCTCATATATCGCTTTTCCGCTGAAATATCAGCTTCCTGCTTCCACTGCTCATATTCCTCGACAAGACCAATAAATATCAGCGAGCCTACAAAAACCAGCATTCCGAACCCAGCCTTAATAAAAGCGGTAAGCTCGTCCTGCGGGGAAAGCACAGCACCGCTCTCAAGCACGAAATCAATAGTCCCTATTGATCCCAGAGTAAACAGAAACCCGAGTCCGGACAGTATGCCGGCAATTCCCTTGACGATTTTCATAAATATCAATTCCTCCTTACATCAGGTCAAGAATATTACCCTGAACGTTGAAGTCAAGAGATATCACCGGACCATCAGCCGTTTCAGTTTCCTTTATTCCGAAGTCAACGTAGTTGTCGTATTCGGGGTTATCAGGATCATACACCCAGCCGACTATCTGCCCCATTTTCGTGCCGTCAACACCGAGCCGCTCATATACCTCATTGAGATATAAATATCCGCGCGCCCTGAGCCTGTCGGTGGCGTACTGCTGTTCTGCCCGCAGACACATCATATTGTAGTCGTGGTCTTTTTCCCATGCCTGTGCAGTATCGGCGGAGAATATCATGGCATAGGGACTTCCGCCCAGACCCTCGGATATCTTCCCAACGGTCTTTTTAGATTTCTTCTCCTTGCCGGTATCGGGATCTTTTTCAACGATATCAGCTTTCTCCTGAGAAATATCAAGAGCAATATCACGCTCAGCGTCGGCGCCGAACTTATCAGCCACGCGTTTGCGATAACTCTTGAAGCCTGCGTCAACAGCCATATAAGCCGCAGACAGCGCCGCGTTTCTCTTCTTCATGATACCGTGGGAAGCCAGAATGCACGCGATAGCGCCGAATTCCACTGCAACCGCCGGAGCATACAGCAGAACCAGCTTAGCGCCGCTCTGGATGTTGATAGTCAGCCTGTCCCTGCGGGCGTCCTCCTCTGTATAAACCTCAGTCTTGTTCTCGTCGTTGAGTACCATATCAACCGAGGAAAGCTGCTCTTCTCTTGCAGCGAGCACTCTGCTTACCTTTGTTGTAGAAATGCACGCCATAACAGCACCGCCGATAACACCGCCGATACCGACAGTCATAAGTATAGCCGGGCTGTGCTTCTTAACAGTAAACCCGAGCTTGTTCAGAGCGCCCTTTGCGCCCTCAAATATCTTATTAGACATAAAAGTTTCCTCCTGAAAATATCAATTCTTGCGCTTGCCAGAGCCGTACTCCACAGCAGCGGGCAGATGGATATGATAAGTGCCTTCAATTGTATGAAGTTCAACACCATGGGTAGATGTCCAGACGTACTGTGTGGTATAATGTGCAAGTGAATATGGTGTTGTAGAGGGAATACCGGGCATCCCCTCTACAGCATAAATATCAGCGACGCTTGCATACCCATATTTAGATATCAATTCGTTCATTGTATCCAGCACATCGTCAAAAATGCCACGGTCAATAATCGGAATATCAGCAGCGGGTATCACCGATTTAGGCACAGTGTCGTTATCTTTCCTGTCCCGTTCAGCTATCTCCCCGCCGCAGGCGGCATACCCGCAGATATCAACGAAGCTGTCCTCGGTCGCCGTGCCGGACTTTATCCGACCTGCCTTGAACAGAACCATCAGCATCGAAACATCCACCTCAGAAATATCAATGCCGAGGTAAGCGGACCACAGCCGCGCAATAACGCCGAAATTATCCTCCGGCTCTCCGTAGTCAGTGACCCTGTGACCGCCGACTATCTCTCCGGCGGTGTCAAGAATATCAAATCGTGTCATTTAAGTTCGTTCCTTTCTGTAAGAAAATCGTAGTATTCCTCTTCAGTGGCGAACAGGATATAATCCCCGTCCACCAGCCCGAAATATCCATTCGGCACGTTGTAGCCGTAAGGCATAATATCAACCTCCTCAGTTGAGCGGGATTATCCGCGGGAGCCTGAGAGCGAAGCCGTTCCGCACTGGAACGATACGCGCTGTTCTCAGACTGTTCCAGCCATACTTGCAGTCAGCGTGAGTTCCACCGGATTTGCCGAGCATATCATACAGGTCAGATACGCTCACCAGCCCGTAGCGTTCAATGGTGGCGTTCATCTCGTCGAGAACAAGCTCGCAGTCGCCGTAGCTGTCAAGGATAATATCCTCTATTTCATATGGGTCGCGGAATTCACTGCGGCGGCTGTCTGGCTCCTCCCTTGACAAATATCCACCGCGATATGAACCCATATAGGAAGAGGCGGAACGGTTTCTCTTCCGCCCCGCCTCGCCATTGAGGGTCACATCCACTGCGTCGCTGATAGTCCGCTTGACGGCAGGAACGATGACGTTGTATATAACGTAGCTTTTCACGTCGGAAATATCATCCGAGGTGAAAACGCCGAGTATTTTCTTTAACCAGCTTTTTTTCTCAGTCCGAACATTGCCGTTGATGACCTTTCCGGCAACGCGCTTTTCCTCAGGCTTCTGAATATCATTTTCAGCAGCGAGCCGAGACTTGTGAGAGTTGGACGGATAGTTTTCCATTTGCAGACCTCCCCAAAATATCAATTATATTCATACTTAGGCGCAACATTGAACGAAACCGCCAGACAGGGCTGACCGTTAGCCGCAAGGTGTGAACTGTAACGGGCGTTTACGGTAAACAGCCCGCCGCGCGCCGACCAGCCGAGCATATCGCCCATCTTAGTGCGTTCCAGACCAACGAGGTCGTAGAAATCGTTCAGTGAAGCAAAATCGTCCGTCAGGATATCACGGTTAAGTTCATTCACCGCCTTGTCTATTTTCGTGCGGTCTGAATAGAAATATCTTCCCGCAAAGGCGTCGTAGCAAAGCGTGCGCTCCCCGTCCGGAAGTATGAGAGCCTCTCCCTCAGATATCTTTTCAGGACTCACCGGATCGCGGTCTATTTTCTTCTGAACAGTCTTGGTGTGTATCTCCTGTTCTTTCTGTTCACCGACGACCTCCCGCACCTCGTCCTTATATTCGCGGAATGCAGTCTCAGAAAGAGTGTACGCGGCAGTAAGAGCCGCGCAGCGGTTTTTATTCACAGCGTTCGAGCCGATGAAGCACACAACCGAAACCAGACAAAACGCCGCCGCAGGAATATAAACCTTCCAGGTGTCAGCGATGATTTCAGTTTTTGAAAGCTCACCGCCCTTTTCCTCCTCAGCCTTGCCCAGAATATCAAGAGCCTTAGGAGTAGCCCTGACCGCCAGAACCACTCCGGTGAACATATTTGCGATACCAAATGCGGTGAGAAGTTCCGGAGCGTGCTTTGATACAGCCGCTCCAACGGTCTTGATGATGTTTTTAGTGTCTGCCATGAGTATTCTCCTTTCATAATATCAATGCGAAAACAAAAGAGAAAGAGCCCCTCAGGACTCCTCCTCATCTTCGTTTTCTTCTTCCTCTTCGTCAGTATTTTCTTTGCCGTTAAGTGCCTGCTCGATTTTTTCGTCGATAGTAATTTCCATCGTGCGCTCCTGCACCCAGTTGCCGACTACTGTCGCCAGTAAACCGAGAACTGTTGCAGCCCCGCCGATGACCTTTATCATCTTTCCGTTCATGAGCCACACCTCCTTTCATTAAAGAACTTGTAAAATTCGCGTGCCAGGTTATTGATCCTCCAGAGGCTCCGGCAGGAACGAAATATCAATGACATGAGCTTCCAGCCCATCGTCCAGAACAGCCTTGTGATGGTCGAAATCCACCCAGTCCAGTCCGGTGGATATCGTGAAACCGATATCATCGCCATGCTCTATTCCGGATATGCCGAGGAACTCATATAGTTCGTTGATGGAGGCAGACCCCCGCAGAACATAGTTCCGGTTGAAATGGTATTCCGCCTGAAGCACCCGGCTGACGGTGGATGTAAAATACCTTTCCGAATAAGAATCCCAGAATAGCACCTCCTCGTCAATGTCGCCGAAATCAAGCGTAGACCCTCCGCAAATATCCATAGCACCGATAACCTCGCCATTTGATTTCTCCGCAGCTATGGAATCAAGAACCCTCTGATGAGCGTCCCGCCCGTTGAGCTGAGTATTTTTCAACCTGTACTGTTCATAAGCTTGTGAAACAGCCGCATAAGCACCAGCGGCAGATATCCGCGCCTTATTGTTCAGAACGCTCGCTCCGATAACGCAGGCTGCTGATGAAAGCCCGATGACGGCAGCAGGAATATAAGCAGTCCATGCAGCCCGAACCTTTTCCGGAATATCAAGTTCGCAGCCTTTATCACGTTCCGCCTTATCCAAAATATCAATAGCCTTAGGCGTAGCAGCCACCGCCGAAACCGCTGTCCCGATGATACCAGCGACCGCAGCCGCCGAACAAACGCCAGAAAGAAAGACCTTTACATCACGCATTCGATATCACCTCTTTCAGAAGCGCCCTGTGCGTATTTCGTCCGTGTTTTGTCATGATAAATTCCTCCTCAAATATCTGTCCTGCTAGATACAAAGCTGCATCGCAGAATATCTGCAATGTCGTCTGCCACATCAGCGGCGATAAAAAACATACGCTGCGTTCTTGGATAGTACCGCATATATTTTCTCATCAGTCGTGAAAAATCCGTCACAGCCCTTAGAATATCCTTACCGCACCTTTGCTTTGCATGAACATAAGCGGTAAGTTCGTCGAGCGCCCAATTACTCCAGCTTGCTTTCTCACAGCGTTCCTCGTTGCGGAACAGCCGCTGCGGGAACTGACAGTCCAGCCGATAATCCTCAATTATCTGCCTGAATTCCTCCTCGTCCATAATATTCTCCTTTCGTAAAAATGAAGAGTGGAAGTGCCGGACTCGAACCGGCGTCTCCGAGAATATCAAATCCCCGGTGCTCTCACCAACTGAGCTAACCTCCTCTCACAATAGAACTTGTAAATTTCGCGTGCCCTCCGGACAGGAATAAAAACCGCAATACGCCAAAAATCGACCTCCAGAAAAATGCCGCCCCATTCACTGAGAATATCCGCACATTTGCCCCTTATGAACGTAAGCAGGCAATGTCCTGTAAAATATCAATGGTCAAAAGGGAAAAGCCCCTGCGCGGGGCTTCCACCTAGTCGATACCAGCTCCTTTCAGGATCTTCAAAATATCTTCCATCGCGATCTCACCGTCCGCGTCTATGCTGAAATGCGCCTTTCCGTCCCGAACAGTAACTCCGCATTTGTTCAGCCGGATATCAATGTCATATCCCAGCTTTTTCTTTAATGCGGACTTTATGATCTTAGAAACAAGTGCAGTCATTATTGCAGACCTGATGCTCAATTCGTCCATATCCTTTCTCCTTTCGAAATGCCGTATCTCATAATATGGACTGTAAAAATCGCGTGCGAGTTCGTATGAAAAGGTTGAAATATCACAATAGCCGTCTATCGAACGAAGTTTCCCATATTTCTCTGGGAAGAGGCTTCATTTTAAGCCTCCACATAAGCTGGCGAACGGTCATTGTCGGGAATAAACCATCTCTGAGTTCTCCGGCATACTCGTCAAAACAGGAGAAAAAACCGGGATCAAGGTAAATATCATCAGTTAGCCACGGGTCTATTTCACACCAGAAAGTCGATTTGGTAAGCTCGTCGAATCGCTGCTGAATGACTGCCAGACCGCGCCCGCCGATACGATAAAGTGTACAGCGGTCGTAAACCGGGTGGTCGCATATATAGATATCTCCATACATGGATAAATAAATATCCGGAGGGGCATAATGCTGCCGCACAGGAACACCTCCAAAATAAAAAAAAGGAAAAGTGCCTGAACTGAATTCAAACTCTTCTCCTCTGCCCAAATATCAATCTTTTATTCTGCCGATCAGTTCTTCCATCTGCGGGGTCCACTCGTCCGGGCTGTCGTATTGATAATCGGATGTGTCGATATCATGACCACAGCCAGGGCAGACATAGCGGTAGTCGCTTTCTGAATGTATTTTCAGATCCATTAAAGCACCGCATGTTCCGCATATAGGGTAACCCTCGTTGATGTAGTGTAACAGTTCCAGACCGGCAGGTCTGATAATTTTTCGGCTCATTTCTTACCTCCATATACCACCGGATTTAACCAGTGTATTCCGAGATAAAGAGCACTCTTGTATCCCTCCTTATAAACAGCGGAAATCCGCTGTCATAAAATGAATTGTAAATTTCGCGCGGTGTATTGATAAGTCAAGGAGTAAATATAAGAGAGTCTTATAAAACTCATACGACCGCATTATAAGTAGTGTTTATACAAATATAAGGAAATTATATAAACAGTTCAGATAACATTCTCCGAAATCAGATTTATAATAAATATCAATGCTTTTATAAAGTATACTCATAACAGGAGCTTAATCCAATTTACAAGTAATGCTGATAAAAATATAAATAGTTCTTATAATCCGACTGCGGAATAAATGTATAATAACAAGTGATACGAATACGGTAAAAATCAAGAGGGCATGTATATAACGTCCTCTTGACCGGAACCATCTGTAAAATAGTTACTTTTTTGATCTGATGCTGTTCAGTACTCTCTTAAGCGTGTCAGACGACACCACTCCATCAAATTCCCTTGCGAATCCGATATAGGAAAGCACACCGTATAATGTCAGCGGCAGGACAAGTTCAGCCGCG